AAGATCATATCAAACAGTTTTAAGGTTCTCTTTACTCTAGCAACTTCTCCTAATCGGCTCATTTCAACATTTCCTCTCTTATGGTTGCCCAATCGAAAGGCATTTCACTAGGCAAGCCATATCTATTCTTGGCCATATAGCCAGGTGCTTGCTCAGTAAAAATAGTTCTGTCGCCAGCAACAGTCTTGGTAGTCATACCCATCTTGCCTTTGACTTGTACAGTTCCAACTTTGTAGTTGGCAAAAAAGACTGCATCGCTGTGTTCTACTAATAAGTCAGCAGCTTTACGATGTAGTTTGATTTCATGTCGATCATGTGGATCATTAGATGGGTCTTCATATCTGCGAATCTGATTGTGTGCAATCTGTATCACAGTCATAGACTTTTCATCTCTGAGTCTGTTAAGAACTTCAACATACTCTTTCCACTTATCAAGAGCCGCAACATAGCCTTTACCATATGCAGGTGTATCTATTTGCGCCCAACCATTTTCTTTACATACATGATCCCATAGCAAGGTTTCCAACCAGTCTAATGAATCAATACAAACAACACGAAATTCGTGATCTTCTGTCAATAAAGAGGTTAGATTACCCATAAACTCTTCATAAGTTTTTGCTACTGGAAAGTGGTCGCACTCAATCTTTCCGATACCATCTTCAGATTGAACGATAATGCATTTATCCATACTTGCGGCAAATGATGTTTTACCAATACCACCTGGACCATAACATATAAGCCTTGGCGGTTTAACCTTACCTTTCTTTTGTATTGCGGCTAGGCTCATTCAACAACCTCAACTTTAGATTCCTGTGATAAAGCAGAATCTAGTTGTGTGGCTAAATTGCTAGCATCCCTTTCAAGGCTTCTAAGGGATTGGGTAAGATTTAATGCTTGTTTAAATAGATCAGACTCCCTTAGGCTTTGTATTGTTCTATTTACACTTGTAAGCTCATTAGCTAATGGAATTGTTTTTTCATCTAAATCAGATTCAAAAACCTCGTTTGTAGTTCCATCTTCACGATTAATTGTAAAGATAGGTTCTTTTTTATTTTCTTTAGTCATATTTCTCTCCTAGAGTAGTTTTATAAGTATCACAATCTGCCTTGGCATTACAGAATCTGCAATGATCTCCCGCAACATATCGTGGGTTTTCTTCGTCACAAGCATCAGTTGCTTGTTTCAAATCGTTGTAGCCCCAATCAACCAGATTGGTAGCTGAAATCTCGTATGTTCTTATAGCGCCATCTTTATGCCAACCGCGTGGTTGTACAATGGTCAGCTCCATGGTGGTATTTTCATCCCCATACCGCGCGAGCGCACCCAGCCCATAAATCATTAACTGCTTATTCCTTTCGACATCTACACCCCACTTACCAGACTTTAAATCTATAACTGCAATGCGATCTTCACCAATTAATATTGTGTCAGCAGTACCAAAGCACTTTGTGGATATCTCATCCATAAAAACTTTTTCTTCTATCAACATCTTGGCGTTAAGTTCTTCCTTTCTTTTATGTATGTACTCTACATAGGTTTCCGCGCACGCAATCATATCCTCATCAACTTCTATTTCAAAGTCTTCAACCACTTGAACTTTGCCTAACCAATAGTCACGCAATGTCATGTCCTTGAGTCTGCCTTTTAATAGCATCTCGCACATCTCATGGATGAGTGTTCCTGTAGCCGCAGGTATGCCTACCTTGTATTCTGCTGAATAGTTTAGGTACGCGCTCGCTGGGCATTTAAACCAGCGATCTGAGGATGAAGGACTAAATATTGCGTGAGCCATTGGAAACGTATGAGCTTTCTTCTAATTGCTTGATCTCTGCTAGATCATAAAGAATTTTACCGCCGATCTTATAATAGTTAGGGCCTCCGCCTTTACGCCTTAAATTTGATAGCGCGTGTGGATTTTTACCCCACCTTTTAGCTAATTGCTTAGTGTCTATAAAGACTCTATCGGTGTCTGTCATTTCCTAATACTCCCTTTTTGTATTTGAATGTTGTTAAATTTACACTAAAGTTATATGATATGCAAATATATTTATAAAAAAAGGAGAAGAATATGAGTATAGATAATGCAACGCCAGAGGAATGGGATCAAGCAATTGATATGCTTGCGATCAATAACCAAGTAGGTGGCAATCATTATAAAGGCAATGGCATACAACCCATTGAGTATATTTACGCAAATGGATTGTCATGGTCGATGGGTAATGTGTTGAAACTTATTACCAGAGATAAGGTTGATAAGGTTGAAGACTTGCTCAAAGCCAAGCATTACATTGACCTTGAACTACAACTTGTACATGGTGTAGACGGAGAGGGTAACAAATTAGGCCAATATACCAAGGAGGTAAAGGTCTAGGAGTAAAGCAATGAACTTGTTTGATTTTGAAGATCCAGTTCTAAATGAGAGGAACAACAATACGCCTGTTTATGTAAACAGATATATTGCGCGTTCTTTGATAGATGTAGCTGGATTGGAAAATAAAGATCCTCAAGCATTAGCGGAGTATTTCTTACAATTAGGAATTAACTCCGTTAAGCATTACAAGGATCAAGAAGTTGTATTTGATATTAAGAATCTTTAACTAAGATTTTTTAATATGTCTTTGATGTTTTTAACAGCATCATTGTTCTTCATGTGTTCATCAACGATGGTTAGTTGAGCTTGGTCTAAGGGTTTAGAAAACACCACATTTCTGTGCGGTACTGCCACAAACGCAAACACATCTATCTCGTTATTTTTATATTGTCTGTGTTTTGAGTGTTGGCCTTTACGCATATCAAACCGCCAGTTGCCCCTGCGTTCTTCTATCTTGGATTGGGTTTTGACCTGGCATTTATATAGCTTTAGGTTGTGTTCAAAGATGATGTCTGCGGATGCGTTGTGTGGAACGATGGTTACTGTGTCAGAAACTTGAGAGAGGATTGCTGCTGTGAGATATTCACCAAAACGACCAACTCGTTCTGTTGCAAGGGGCATGGGTTATTGAAACTTATCTTTTTCTAGTTGTATGTATTCTTTCTGTATTCTTTTGTTTGTGTTAAACAAAATTTCTCTTGCGGTTTTTTGAGATTTTTTTAATGTTTTATCTAATATTTCTTTTTTTCTGTATTCTGGTAAATTTTTATAGCCAGAGCCTTTAATAATTTTATTTATTTGTTCTTTTGTTTTAAGCCTTTTTTGTATTGCCAATAATTGCTCATATTCTTTTGGTTCTAACTCAACATTTCTAATTTTTCTTGTTGGCATAGATGGGTATAAACCAACCTTATAAAACTCGTTATATACAGGATCTTCTTTCATTTTTGACAATCTTATTGGGGAGAATGAGCCTATGCCAAGCCCCTGATCTCTTGTTCTAACATCGCCAAATATATCTCTTCTTGCTGGCAACTCTTTTCTGTAACCAAGAAAAGGTAGTCTGTTTATAAAATTATCTGTAATACTTCTGGCATCTCTTAATACTGGGTCGTCAAGCTGCGATGCGTGAGCAAATATCGTTGGCACAAAAGAACCTGTAAATCTTTGCACAAATCTTTCTCCATATCTTGATGGGTCAGTAATGACCTGTATAGCAGAAGATATGCCAGATAAAAATGTTTTATTGGTAAGGTTATTAGTTACAGAACCCATTAACATTGATGCAAGTTTATCTAACTCTAATTCATTTTCTTTATTTTTCTCGCTTTCGTTAAATACATAATCACCTATTTCTTGCATATCAGCAGCTATTCCAAACAAAATTCCAACTGGTTCAAATCTGTTATAAGAGTAGTACGCATCGCCTATCTTTAAAGAATATGGTCTCCATCCAGTTGCCATTAAAGCTCTTCTTTCATTTGCATCTGTTGGGCCTGCACCAGTTATGTTTCCACCACCTGCTAAGATACCAACTGTTGTCATTACAGAAGATCCAAATAGCAACCTGCCCAAAACCTCATCTCTTTCTGCTCCGCCTTTGGCAAGTTTTTCTTTAAACTCTTTAGACATAAAACCTAGCGGAGTTCTTTCTCCAGCATACTTAACAATATTTACTGGCGTTCTAACAAATGGTAATAAAAATCTCCAATAAGGATTTCTATTAATAAATGACTGTACATTTTTTCCAGTTTCGCCAAGCTCTCTTGTAAATGTTTGATATCTGCCAACATCCATTGCTTTTAAATTTACATCTTTACCTATTGGAGATTGAAGCGGATTGTCTGAATGTTCTTTAACAAGCTGAGAAACTCTTTGCCATGCTTGGTTGCCTTTCAATCCTTCTTGTTTTGCTTTTCTCATAGCAAGACCATAAATTTCTTGCCTGTAAGCTGCTGTTTTAAATCCAGTATCGGTAGCTACCAACAATCTTCCTGGCGCTCTGACAACCTCGCCAAACAAACCAGGTATTGATTTTTGTTTATTAAGCTCTAATTTGGTCATGCTATCAACAACAGATTCAGGTTTGACAAATGCTTTTGATCCAGCTTTTAAACCCTCTATTGTTCCAGCAATAGTTCCAATGAGCCTAGAGTTAGCTTCTGAAAATGTTAATCTTTCTGGATCTCTTCTTACTGCGCCAACTAAAGCAGATGTATAAAATTCTGCTGGTCTCAACGCTGCTGTTAAAACACCACTTAAAAAGTTTACGAGCTGTGTGGATGGACTAGATAACAAAGAGTTAATCCACATTTCTTGAACTTTATCTAGGGTTTTGACTTTCTTTAAACCACTTAAAAAGTTAATTGCTGAATCAACATCTTCAAATGATTCTAGGTTTTTTGCTATAACATTTGGATCTTCGTATGTTCCTTTAACTTTGTTTAAGTATTCTTTAATAGCCTTGCTTCTAATATTTTCATCTGGACTTTGAGACATTTCTCTTAAAGCTCTTAATGTTCTTCCAGCTTCAGCAACAACTCCAGTTTCTTTACCAGACAAAGCAGTAACTGTATCTAAAAATTTTAAATATTCTATCTTGTCTATATCTGTAAGAGTTCCGTTGTTTAGCTTTGCGTTATATGTTTTGTTTAGATCTCTAGCCTCTTGTTGAGAGTCTCTAACTATTTGCCTAACAGCAGTAATATCTTCTGCGTTTACTGCTTGGCCTTGTTGTAAATTTAAAACATCATCAACTGTCCATCCTTTATCTATAGCTGCTTGATGTAAAACTTCACCCTCTTTTCCAAACCTTACTCGACCTCTTCTTTGTGTCCAAAATTGTTCATTTTCTTCTGCAATATCTTTAACTAAATTTTCTGTTTCTTCATCAAAGTCTTTTTTTGCTAAACGAATGTTTGCAGCAAAACCCTCTTCTGGTTTTGGCGCAATCCCCTCTGGTATTATTTCTCCTTCTTTAGGTTGAATTGCCAGTGGCTGTTCAGTAACTTGCTCAATCTCTTCTGCTTTTTTAAATTTATTTTTAATAGAACGCAATCCAGCAAAAGCCAAATCAAAACTTACACCTAATCCAGCTCCTTCTAATGCCATTTTTAATCTACCTTCGGCAGCAGTATCATCCTCATCTGCCATTAAATATTCAGTAAATTGATTTGGAGCATATCCCTGAATAACATTTGATAGCCTTTCTTCATCTGGACTAAAAGCCAATTGTTCTGCCGCTGTTCCAATAACAGCTGCTTTACCAATTTGTTTAGCTTTAGATGTTGGGTCTAATACTTTTTCAGCTTTTGATAGTTTGTTTAGTTTAGATGCTACGGATGCTGTTTTGGCTAAACCAGCATAGGGAATAGCAAATCCAGCTATATCTCTTATGGCTTGACCACCAGCATATGTTGGCTCTGGAATGACTGGAAGATCTGGTATGTCTGCACCAGTTACATCTTCTATTAATTCTGTGGTTGCTTGTGCTGTATCTCTAGCAGCACCCACTAAAGTTCTTTTTAAATTTTCACCAAAGCCTACTTGATCTTTAAATGGATCTTTTATAAGCCCTTCTTTTTTAAAAGGATCGGCTATATTTGTTTGATTTTTAAAAGGATCAACAATTCCATTTGACACAATTAGACACCATAATTTTCGTTAAAATATTTAATTAAGTCTTCGTCTGGTTCATTTGGATTGCTTTCTTTTAATAAATTCCATTGGTCTAAAGTTCCGCTAAAACCTTGGGGAACGCCATCCTCATCATCGGTAAAATCAAAAAGCTCTGGATTTGTAATTGCTAAATCACGATAATTTGGATCTATAGCAACCAAAGTATTAAAGTCAGTTCTGCTTATTTTTCCGCCTGGTATCATTAATTTGCTTAAAATTCCTGATCTTATTTCAGAAACGCTTTTTTCTTTTGGTTGTTGTGCTTGCTGTCTTTGTAAAGCTCGCATGGCAACATCTTTTCCTCCAAGAGCATCACTAAGCATTAATAACATTTCGCCTATTCCTTTGTTTCTAGCAGCTAATCTTTGTTTATTAAATAAATCTAATTGCTCTGGAGATAATTGTTGCATTTGTTCTTGCGTTGGAGATGGATACCTAAAGCCTCCAGCTCTCGCAAAAAAATCTCCAGCTTTTGTATATTTATTTAATGTTGCTGGATCTTTTGCAATTTCTTTTTGTTCTTTTTCTGTTAATAAACCTTGAGTTTCTAAGGTTGGTTGAGTTACCAATGGTAAAACTTTTTCTTGTTCTTGTATTACTGGAACAGTGGGTTTCGGTAAAGTTATACTTTCTCCCGATGCTCTTGATTTAGCTCGTTGTCTTGGAGTGCTAGCAACTGGTTTTCTTTTCTTTTTTTCTTCGTCTTTTTTTACAATAGAAGATTTGTAAAGATCTAATAATGAGTTTGGGTTGGTTGAAATATTAAAGTATTGTGCCATTTTATTTATGAGTTAAAAAACTGCCCCGAAAATGCAGAGCCAAGTAAACCAGTAGCCCCAGATAATATATCGCCGAGACCAGTTTTTTGTTTTGTTGTAGTTATTGGAGTTTGCCCAGTTTGACCTAAAGCCAATAAACTAAGTTGTTGAGGCCCATAAGCCAAAGCTCTTTCAAACTCTTGATAGGGAATTTGTAATCCCATTTGTTGTAATTGCTGTTGTTGTCTTCCAATCTGACCAAGTTGTCCAAGTCTTGCCATTTGCTCCGCGCCCACGCCCCCAAGCAATCCTGCTTGTTGTTGCCTTGCGCGTAATTCTAACTCTGGGGCAAACATTGCCATTTGCTGTTGTCTTGCGATATCTGATTCGGCAGCTCTTTGAGCTTGCTCAAAACCAGCTTGTCTTAAACCAGCAGCAGTTCTAGCTTGTTGCTCGATGTAAGGTCTTTGTGATTCAGATTCTAGTAAAGCAGAGCGTGAACCACCAAATGCGCCAGCGCCGATTGCGCGTGATTGCGCTTGACCTCTAGCTATATCAGCTTGTCTTTGTATATCAGCCATAGATTGTTCAATGACTTGTTGAGTGTAAGGGGATTGATACGCACCTATGTCAGCTCCTAGTAATGAGCCAACTTGACCTATTTGTGGTGCTTCCTTTTGTGCTAATTCTTGTATGCCAGTTAAAGGGTCATACTCCATACCAGTTTCAAATAAACCACGAGTGGCTTGAAATTGTCTTAGCTGATCTGGGTTAAAACCAGCAACTCTAGGGCCTGTATATGGTACGAATGGTGTACCAGCTAATGATTTACCAGCTTGAAATAGCTCTTTTGCTTGTGCTTCTTGGTATGCTGGTAGACTGACTGATTGTGTTGTTTTGCCTTTACTCATAATTCTTTACTAATTAAATTTTCTGATTTAAAACCTAAATGTTTTAATTTTCTTAACCATCCTTTTCTACCACCGCCATATAATCTTTTACAACCAGCGGCTTTTGCAAATGCCTCTAAGGATGGCAACATATCCTCTAACTCCTTGTAATCACCACCACAAAATAGCAAGTTCATTGCTGTATTTTGGGGGAATACTACAAATTCAGTTATCATAGCCGACTTCTTAGCTGGCCATAAATGGAATATTCCATGTCTTATTTTATCCTCTATATCGTCTATTGTATAGGAATCTTGATGTTTGATAGCTTTTGCTATATATGGCTTACAGCGTTCCCACTGTACTTCCCACTCTTCGGGTTCTTTTTTAATGGGTATGACTTTATTAATCGCCTTTTCCATACTCAACTATACTTGCATAAACAGTTAAATTACCAGCACGATCAGCTTGAACTTTAATAATATCACCTTGTTTTAAGATAAAACTTCTAGTTAATAACTCTTCTGTATCGTAAGCGGTAATTACATATTCTTTAAAAAAAGTATAAGTTGTACCACCATTGACAACTGTAACTGTAATATTGGTTTGCTGATTATCATGGTCACAAACTAAGATAGATTCCACAATAGAAAAATCAAAATCACCACCGCTAGGTGATGTATACAAAGTTATATCATCTGTGGTTGTAAGTATGACTTTGGCTGTTTCTGCCCTTTGTATGTACTGTCTTTGTGAGGATAGATCCATTATCTTTTACCTCTTGGTCTAATGTTTAATCTAATTTTTCCTACTTGAAAGTCTTGTGTGGTACTGCCTGTGACTGTCATTTGTACTTGTCGTGCAGTAAACCTAGCATCGGTATAACCATCACTTTCAAAAGTAAAACTGCCAAAGTCGGTTTCTGCACCGAGTGGAGTAAATTTACCTTTGAAACTAAGGGTGACACCTGGAAGCGTGTTAGCCTCTTCGTCTGGAATGATTTGATTACATTGGACATAATTGTCACCATTGCCTATTTCGATAGGCCCAGAGGTCGCATATGGAACAGCAGAGCCTAAATTAGGTGAATTACCTAATACAGTTGATTCGTGCTGATACACAAACCCAGCGTTATCTGCTGAAGTTGGATAATCAAAGACACCTTGGTCAACCCAACAACCTCTGTCTAGTTCACCAATAGACCAAACATTTTCACCATAGTTCCAAATCACATATTTGTTTGGTGCGTATTGTGATTCACCACTTGGGAATCCCCACCATATTTCATTAAAGTTAGAGTTGTGTCCACCCCAACAAGCCTTTCTACCTGGTACATTAAGTTGATCGTAAACATAATCATGCACTTCGCATGGTATCTCTCTAACAGTACCATCGTAAACAAAGAAAGAGTTTTCACCCATCCATGCTAAGAAATTACCAGTAGAAACAATGGATCTTCTGCTGACTGCTTTACAGTTAGTTCCAGCATCAGCAATACCATAAACAAAGGGTGATCCTGCATAGAACATTCTGCTGATACCTGTATCACTAAAGATAATAATGTCATTACCAAATGATGCTGCCATGATAGCTCTACCACCTGTAGGGATTTGTAAGTCACCTGCGGTGTTAGTAGCTTTAGATGTCCAGTTGGTATTATCTTCTCTGTTTGACCATTGAACTCTTCTTGGATCTCCGCCTGAACCTATGGCAACCAAATGTCTTTCGTTGGTTACAATAATGGCTTGACATCCTGTGGGTGCGTTAGATACGACTGTGGCTATGGTATCGGGTGATCCGCCTGCTGAATCTGGTCGCCATTGGTAAATCTTACCATCGCCAGAAAAACAGAAGTTTAAATGTTCACCCCAGTTGTCAAAAGAAAAATGACCTGTATCTAAAGGTAAACCTGATTGTGAACGAGCATCACCATAATCTTCAACATTGTAATGGTATGCACCAAAACCAAGAGGGTCATTACTTGCATCATTAACAAAGCCTACTGGTGTGATATCAGTCCAGGTGTTGTCGTATAAAACATAAACCTTTTCTCTTGTACCAACTGCTAATATTGGTTGGCCCAAGTTATCGTTGTAGGCGTACATCCCAATGGGTGCGCCATCTAATGCTGTAGCTCTAAGTTTTGTCCAGCCACCTATAGGTTTAAGGTAGCCATTTTCAAAGCGAACTAAATTCCCGTCAACCCAACGACCTTTGTTGCCATAATCAGTTCCGTTCTTGACTATGCCTGCGGGGGGAGTGATTGGGAATAATGCCATTCACTTACGCTACTAAAGTTTTTGTCTCTGAAGTTGGATTGATTTGCCCTGCAATGTTTGCATCAAGATTATCTTTTAAAGATTGTACCTCTTCTGCACCCATCGCACCCTCGACCCAACCTTGAACTTGTGAACTTGTTACGCTGTCAAAGTCTGTGAAGTTTGAAAGATCAGATGTGTCTAATACTTGAGTGCCATAAACAGATGCTGTGTAGGGATTGCCCTCTGCATCTACTTGAGCATCAGTGGCGTTTAATCGCCAATGCACATTATAAATCACATTGCTGTGTCCTTCGTCAGTAGGGTATACGTCTACTGTGTTTACATTCCATGTATATGATATTGCCATTTTTATTCCTCGTTAGTTTTTAAAGGTTCTACAATTACTTTACCGTTGTCATCAGTCCAATCAGTGTCATACATATGTTGGTCTTGTCTTTCGCCTATAACCAACCAAGATATAGTGGCTGTTGATTCTGAGTTTTCAGATTCAATGGTAAGGATGTTGCCTGAAACACTGCCTTTAACAGCATCCCAGTTTGATTCGTTTGTGGTAAAGCATTGTACTTCTCTGTTAAGAGCTACAAAAGTTCCTTCGGTCATACCTGCTACAGTATCAATGTTGACTGTCGCAGAGCCATTTATCAAATCTACTTTACCTCTGTAAATGTTATCTGCTTGTGGTGATTCTACAAATGAATGTACTAGATGGTGAGTATCTTTTTTAGATTCTAATGGGTGGTCAATTTTAAATGAACCTGAGCCTTTTGATAAAGCTCCTACAACACTTAAATTTCCTGATGTTGTTGCTAAACTCAGTACTGTCCCAGCCCCACCAGTTTTTTGAGGTGAATGCCAAACTAAAGTATTATTAAGATAATACATACTCACTTGATTAGCTGTACCATTATTATCAGCAAATACTATTTCAGGGTTTGAGCCTTCTATTCTTAAAACTGGTCCTGCAGCACCACTTACTGATGTGGGGGTTGTAGTTCCAATACCCACGAAGCCGTTGGTATCAATAACAAGACGTGTCTGCACCAAATTCCAGTCAGTAATATTAAAGTTATTACTTGCATCAGTATATGCCGCCCATTCATATGCTGTGTTATTAAAGAACAGGGCGTTGTTAGTACCAGTTCCGTATAACGTCATAAAACCACGAACAATACCACTGCCATTTACATCTAGTTTTCTTGTAGGACTGCTCGTACCAATTCCAAAATTTCCAGCACTATCAATCCTCATGCGTTCTAGTTGATTTGTATAAGCAGAAACTGCTTCATTAGTTCCATCGAATTTAAATCCTGCTCTTACTTCCCCATTTGTTGCACCACCATTGTAAGAATAGATAAATTTATCATTTGTAAGTCTTATATTGTTAACAAACTCAACATTTTCTGAACTATCTATGGTTATAGCAGTAGCATCTGCATTATCGTCAATACCTGTTGAAGTAAAGCCTGTTAACGTACCAACGCTTGTAATATTAGGTTGAGCTGCTGTAGCTAGTGTGCCTGTGATCGAAGTATTAGCAGTTAAAGTAGTAAAAGTACCTGCTGCTGGAGTTGTACCACCAATGACAGAGCTATCAATGACTGCTCCGTCTAAGTTAATTGCTACCGATGTACCAGTAGCACTAAAGATTGCATCTAGGTCATCTAAGTCATTGTTTAACTTAGTTCCCCAGGTATCGGTGGATGCACCAACCTCTGGTTTGGTAAGGTTTAAATTAGTAGTAAATGTATCTGCCATAAAAAAATTCCTTTAAGCTGCGTCTTGTTTGCCTAATGTTGTCCAATCTGAGGGTGGTACAGATTCTTCTGTCCATGTACCGCTAGGTGCAGTTTGATCTGTCCATGTCTCTGCTGGAACTATAATGTCATTCCATTTTAAACCACCAACAGCAGAAAAACCACTTGTTTGTTGAATGGTTGCTGAACCACGATCAATTTGTCTACCAGTCGCTACAAAATCTGAAACTGCTGGTAAAGTTGCATTTGCACTGATGGTGAATCGACCTGTAGCAGTCATATCAGAGATAGCTGCTATAGAAGAAACACCACGATCTATTTGTCTGCCTGTGGCCGTCATACCAGATGTTTCTGGTAATGTTGAAGATCCTAATTTAATTAAGACCCCAGCAGATGTCATATCGTTGGTTGATGATATGGTTGCAACACCCCTATCAATTTGCGTACCTACTGCACTAAAGTCTGATACCGCAGCAATGATCGCAACACCTCTGTCTATTTGTCTACCTGTTGCAGACATTCCAGATGTCTCAGCTATAGTCGCTGATCCACGATCTATTTGTCGACCTGTAGCTGAACCGCCTGAAACTGCGGATATAACTGATGCACCAAACTTGAGGACTACGCCATCACCAGTAAAGTTTGAGGTTTGTGCAAGGGTAGATGACCCTAATTTAATAACTGTACCGACTGAATCAAAGTCAGATACGCCTGGTATAACAGATGCACCATGGCGTATAACTGATGCTTCAGCAGTAAAGCCTGATGTTTGGGCGCATGTAGCTACACCAAAATGATAAACGGGAGTTCCATAGTCGGACTTCCCGTATGTGTATAACCCGTAGCCTACTGAGGCCATGGTATTAAGCTAATGTGATGTCTAAATCACCAGCGTCAAATCTGAATACATCTCCTGTTGATACAGTTTTTGAGGTAGTTAAATCTGCATATGCAAGTAAATTACCACCAGATGAAGCATCTAAAATACCAACCGCAACCACTGTTCCGTAATCGGCTGTAGCTGTTGGGTATTCGATTGCAGCAGAGTTTGTTGCTGTTGTGGGGGATGTGCCTGAGACAGTAAAAGCTCCAGTTTGTCTTACATAAGAACCACCTGTTACTTCAGTACCACCACCAGTATCGTCAGGTGCTACTGTATACAAAGCAACATACAATGTTGCAGGTGCTGTATAAGCAGTACCGCCAAATACATGGTCAAGTACCTTGTCTTCTAAATAATCACTAAATCCAGCCATTTTCTATACTCCTAGTTATTACCAAAATAATAAATGTCTTTTCTGCGTTTGCCATATGTTCTTCTTCTTTGCATTAAAGAACCTTTTGCAAACTCAGCTTTTTCTTGCTCTAGTCTCATTTCTTCTAAAGCCTTCTCGAACTGTGCTGTAAATAGTGGCACTCGTTCATCTTCCATTAAATAGATAGAAGCGTGTTTTAGTGATCCGTAAAGGTAAGCATCTGGATATCCTGTGGATAAAAAGTTACTCGTATTAGAATCGCTTAACGCATCTATCTTTCCGTAGTAGGTTAATTGTACTGTATAACTTCCGTCTGGGGTAGGTGCAAATTCAATTGAATCATCTACCAATGCAAAATAAATAGGTTGTCCTGTTACATTGTCATTAGACTTTCTATAAACATCCATGGATTCAATGGATTGTTGAAACAAAGGTGAAAAATCACCGCTATCAATTTGTAAGTTTATGGCTTCTAACCAATCAGTTGGTACTGCAAGATATTGACCTGTAAGAGTTGCAGTGGCTCTTTTAATCATGCCTTTAACTCTTAATCTGCGGTTAAATTCTGCTTCTGTACTATCTATAAATGAATCAATTACATCTGTTAAATCTGAACGATTTAAGTAACTTGCGATATTAGATTTTAATTCTGCGTATGTCATAGTTTACCCTGCCATGTCCTAAAGACTTTATT